CCAAGGTTGATATATTTCTTGATTTCAGTAAAAATGAACAAGCTCAAGAGATTAATAAACATGGATTAAAAAGTGTAGGTGAAAACTTTCTATTATTAAGTAGTATACATCACCTAAAAAGTCTTTATGATTTTACAACTATGCAAGGCCGAATGTTTAAATTGGGTGCAAGAGTAAATTTACAAGATTCTTTTGATTTAAAAGATTATGATAATTGTTATGGTAAATATGTATTTAAAAAAAGGTTAAACAGCTGGATGCCAGAAGAAATACAAAATTCATATGGTTCCACACACATACTGGAAACCAGACTATATTCATGGTGTTTTTCTTTAATTGATGAATATATTCAAGTTATACATAAAAATTTTGAATTGTTCAATAGAGGTCTAGATACAGAACACTCACATCTAATTAACATTCCTTCAGACAAATTATTGGAATATGATATGGTAAACACTGGATGTGTTTTGGCTCTGAATGGTGAATATATGTTGGATTGAGCATTATATATCTAATCGAATAATTCAAAAAACCGTAATGTAACTTAAAAAGTTGTATAAATAACCTCACGGGCAACCAAAGTGTGTTGCGTTTCTATAGGTAAACAATGTTATCTTTCAAGAGCTTTTTAACCGAACAAGAGGATCCCGATGAGGGCGCCAGCCGTCAGATTAAACACCTGACGCATGTGGAAGACCGTCCCCTACAAACAGGTGAAAAAGGCACAGCACATGCTATCAAGTCATTGACAGCTTCAGCTGAACACATCAAGGCAGGTAAGAAGACTTCCGAACTTACCACAAAATATGATGGTTCACCTGCACTTGTTTATGGTCACCATCCAACCACTGGTAAATTCTTTGTTGCATCCAAATCAGCTTTCAACAAGACACCAAAGATTAACTATACACCAAAAGACATTGATAAGAACCACGGACACGCACCTGGCCTAGCTGCCAAGTTAAAAGATGCGCTGACTCATTTGTTCAAGACTTCACCTAAACAAGGTGTTTATCAAGGTGATATGATGTTTGGTACCGACAAGGGTGATAAACAACAAGAGAAAAATGGCGGACATTCTTTCCATCCAAATCCGTCTGGTCTAACTTATACTGCTCACGGCCAACATGCTGCCGATGTTAAGAAAGCAAAAATTGGTGTTGTGACACACTTGTCATATCAAGGTAAAGATGCAGGCAATTTAAATGTATCACACGAAGTTGACCATGAAAACTTCAAGAAACATCCAGATGTATTCTCAGTTGATCCAAGAATGGACACAGCAAAAGTTCATTTCAGTCCAGAAGAACAAAAGAAATTCAACAAACATATTGCAATGGCTCAATCGGTACATGACACCCATGGTGATGACATGTATGCTGGTACAAAAGCACATCATGGAGTTGGTGGTTCATTGGAAACCTATATGAATCATACAGTTAGAACAAGTGAAGAACCCAATCATCAAAACTTTAAGAATTGGTTAGAAACCGATACAAATAAAAAAATTGATAAACTTAAAGTTGAAAAGAATCGTACAGCCAAACAAGCTGATCTTAAAGCTGAACTTGGTAAAATTGAAAGAAATAAAAAACACTATAACAATGTATTTAAAATGCATGGCCATTTACAAAAGGCCAAAGATACTCTCATTGGTGTTATGAATCAACACCAAGAATTTCAACACTCACATGCCGGTGAAGATGCTAATCCAGAAGGATATGTTTTCCATCACAATAACGAATCGGACAAATTTGTTAATCGTGCGGAATTCTCTAAGAGAAATTTTGCTGGGATCAGAAACATATGAAAAAGTTTTTAGAAAAAATACAAGAAGATGCACAGACGCATACACCTGCGGTAATGGCATTTGGTCGGATGAATCCTCCAACTATTGGCCATGAGAAATTGGTTGATAAGGTAAAGCAGATAGCAAAAGACTATAAAGCACCGCACCATATTATTGTTTCACATTCTATGGATGCAAAGAAGAACCCACTAGACACCACAAGCAAAATCAAACACGCAAAGAGATTCTTTCCTGGTGCAAATATAACTTCATCCAGTAAAGAGAAACCAACTTTCTTGCAACACGCTGCAGCATTACATGCAGCTGGCCACGATCACTTGATAATGGTTGCAGGTTCAGATAGAACCTCTGAGTATGAACAAAAACTAAATCAATACAACGGTGAAGGTCCAGGCAAACTATTCAACTTTAAAAAGATTGAAGTTAAGTCTGCTGGCCAGCGTGATCCTGATGCCGAAGGTGCAGAAGGTATGTCAGCATCCAAGATGCGTGAACATGCAAAGAATGGTGATTTTAATTCCTTTAAACAAGGTGTTCCATCACATGTACCAGAGAAACATGCAAAAGAATTGTTCCGTGATGTTCGTAAAGGTATGGGTATAAATGAGAATTACAATCGTGGTCTTTTCAGAGCCATATTTGTGACAGGTGGTCCTGGTTCTGGTAAAGACATTATCATTCGTGAAGCAATTCCAGAAACTAAGGCTGTAGAATTGAATTCAGTACAGGCTTTCGAATATCTAATGGATAAACAAAAGTTATCTGAAAAGACAAATGACCACCGCAGAGAAGCAATCCGCAATCGTGGCCCATTGATTATTAATGGACCGGCAGATGACCACTCCAGAATACTTACCATCAAAGAAGAACTAGAAGAATTAGGTTATAGTACCACTATGGTATTTGTTGACACAACCAACGAAGCCAGTAAAGAGAGAAATGAAAGATTGACAAAAACACTTGCCGAATCAATTAGATATGATAAGTGGAAACTTGCACAGACAAGTAAGCAAGCATACATTCAAAACTTCCAGAATTTTATGGAATTCAATAACAGTACTACATTAGATGAAATTGAAGAAGATATTTCTGACACTTACGAAAAAATAAATACATTTATTGAGAATAGAAAATTTAATGAAATTGCGTTCTCTTGGTTGGAAAATCACGGTAAATATAGTATAACTGACTCTGTTTTTAAGGAAGATGAAAATGTTAAAAAGAATTTTAGATTTGTTGAAAATTACAAAACCAAGCGCACCGGTACAGGACAAGCATCCACTGGACATCCAAAAGTATCAGCCGGAACAGGCCCCAGTGCAGACGGTCCAAGTGACATTACCCCAGACAATCGTGCAGGAGACTCCAACGCCGACAATATCAAGTGGGATAGAAACGCCAAGCGTGGAGGTTACACCTTCAGAACCTACACCGAAGACTCCGGCCCCACAGTTAAAGTCTACCCAGCCCCGAAAGAAAGCAACTTCAGCAAAGACAAAGAAAAAATAAAGAAAAAAGGCTTGGTTGATTCTCCTACAGTCAGTCAGAGAATGAGGAATGTTTCAGGAATCAGCCAAGAATTTGATACTCGCCAACAGGGAACAGTATACCCTATGTCTGGTCTTGGCGATGTGACATATAGAGAGCAAGTCGATTTTAAACGATTTAGAGAATCATTTAATGATCCATCAGATTCCGAAATGGGAGTAGCTGGTGTTTTAGGTGGTTCAACAAACAAAGAGCCAATGGAAAATCCAAACGATAAGATGGGTTACTTTAACAAGAAGAAAAAGAAATGAAAAAATTCACAGAGTTTGTCAAAGAATCGACACCAGCAACACAGCAACATGACGCTCAGGAATTGAAGCGTCAAAAAGCTCATTTGATGGATAAAGCAAAAGAGTATTCTGACCAGGCTGAAAAAGAAAAACACTTTGGCCACGGCGGAGCAGCAGAAGCTAAAGGTGAAACAATGGCACAGGCAGCAAAAAATGTTAAAAAGTTTTAAAGAATTCATGGTAGAAACTGCCGCATGGCAGCGTTCTGCTGGAAAAAATCCAGATGGTGGCTTAAATAGAAAAGGTATTGCATCTTATCGTGCAGAAAATCCTGGTTCAAAATTGTCGATGGCTGTTACAACAAAACCATCAAAATTAAAACCTGGATCTAAGGCAGCAAATAGACGTAAATCCTTTTGTGCTAGAATGTCGGGAATGAAAAAGAGATTAACTTCTGCGGCAACCGCCAAGGATCCAGATTCAAGAATCAATAAATCACTACGCAAGTGGAATTGCTAAAAACGGAGAACAAAAATGATAGACCTAAGAAAAAAAGATGACATGATTGCAGCAATTGAACAAATTCTTCAACAAGAAGCACTCAAGGGCAATCAACATTTAATTGATAAAAATAAAAACAACAAAGTTGATCCAGAAGATTTTAAAATTCTTCGTGGTGAAAAGAAAACTGTCAAAGAAGAAGAAACTGTTGATGAAGGCATCAAAGAACTTGCCAAGAAAGCTTTCAAAGCAGTTACTGGTGGTTCAGATGAAGACCAACGTAAAGACCTACAACGCAAGATGGGTCTACCACAAACTGGTAAGAAACCAACTCCTCAAAAAGAAGAAGTTGTTGATGAAAGCCTACTAGGCCAATTGAGAGATCGTGGTAATGTTGCTACAGGTCAAAAACAACAAGATCGTAAGAATTTTGATACAAATACTGGTGCTGCATTAAAACCAAATAGCACAATTAGTGGTATTAGAGCTAAGATGCAAAACAAAGTCCAAGAGGAATCTGAACAAATTGATGAGTTGTCTAAAAGCACTCTTGGTTCT